AGATGTGTATAAGAGACAGGTGCAGGAGGGGTGTAGTTGAGAGGAGGTGCGGCATGGGAAAACCGAAGGCCGAAACAAGAATAAAACGCGAGCGCGAGAAGCTCGCAGAAGTCTTTGCGAAAATGGACGAAAACAAGCGGAAAACCGCCGAAAAACTCATGGATAACGCGGCTTTTATGGCCGTAACTCTGGAGGATTTACGGGATTCCATCAACGAAAACGGCTGTGTGTCCGAGTACCAGAACGGCGAAAATCAGTTCGGAACGAAGAAGTCACCGGAGGTCGAAGTGTACAACACGATGATCAAAAATTACACCACGGTCATCAAGACGTTGTGCGACCTGCTGCCGGAGTCCAACGGGGAAATGAATGCCCTGACTGAGTGGCAGCGCACGGCCGCAGGGAGGCGTATCGGCTGATGGGAAAGCGCACGATCTGTCCGCTGACTTGCCCGATGATCAACAGCCAGGGATTTTGCGAAAGCGCCTGGACGCGGGCATCGCAGGTGACGGAGTGCCCGCACCGGAAAATGCGGGAAACGGTGTCCAATTTGAACACCGACAACGAGAAGTAACAACGAGAGCCAGAGGCCTTGGAGCCCAGAGCCGACAGACTGTCAGAGATGGTGCTGTCGGCTCTTTTTGTTTTTGCGCTGTGACGGACGGTATTGCCATTCCGTCCACCCATATCGAGTATATGGGCAAGGATACGGCGGCACACCCGGCAATGGGATCGCCCGGGTGCGTCCGTCAGAGCGCAAAAGCAGGTGAAAGCGGAGGAGGTGAGCAGTACGGCAGCCAAAACAGATCCCAGACAGGCGAGAGAACGTCTTGTCAAGCGCATGGAGCGCGAAGCCAAGAAAACACCGGCACCGGAGGGTGAAAACTGGCTTGAGCAGTACACCTGTCTGGTGCTGACCGGCAAAATCACCGCGTGTCGCAAAGTCAGAACGCTGTGTGCCGTCCTGCTCGACAAGCTGCGTCACCCGGAGAAGTACCGGCCGTGGGTGTTCGATGAAGCCCTGGCAAACCATCACATTGAGTTTGTGGAGCGGTTCTGCAAGCAGCCGCAGGGTAAGCTCGGCGCACCGCTGCGCTTGGAGCTGTTCCAGAAAGCACGCTGGCAGGCGATCTTCGGTTTTGTCGATGCACACACCGGTCTGCGTCAGTATCAAGAGTGCATGATCGTCGAGGGACGAAAGAACGGCAAAACGACCGAGTGCGCCGGTATTGAAATCGACCTGCTCGTCAACGATGGCGAGGGCGCACCGGAGATTTACTCCATCGCAACCAAGCGGGAGCAGGCGGCGAAGAGCTTTAACGCCTGCGTCAATATGCGAAAGCAGTCGCCGGAGCTGGCGGCGGCTATCCGCAAGCGCCAGAGCGACCTGTACTACCCGTACAACCTCGGCTTTATCACGGCGCTGGCGAGTGCAACCAACACGCTCGACGGTCTGAACGCCCACGGCGTACTCGTGGACGAGCTAGCGGCTATCAAGAACCGCGCCATCTACGATGACATGAAGCAGTCCATGTCAGCGCGTGAGCAGCCGCTGCTGTTCTCCATCTCGACCAACGGCTTTGTGCGCGAGAGCATTTTCGATGCGCAGTACGAGTACGCCGCCGGTGTGATTGACGGCTCGATTGACGATGACACGTTCCTGGCGTGGATCTACGAGCTGGACGAGCGGGACGAGTACCGCAGCGAGAAAATGTGGATCAAGGCCAATCCCGGACTTGGCACCATCAAGAAAGTAGACTACCTGCGGCGCATGGTCAAAAAGGCGGACGCAGACCCGTCCTTCCTGCCGACCGTGCTGGTCAAGGACTTCAATCTCAAGGAAAATGCCGCGACAAGCTGGCTGACCTGGGCGGAGTGCTCCAATCCGGAAACATTCAGCATTGCGTTTGATTATGCCATCGGCGGCATGGACGCGGCAGACAGCATCGACCTTGCGGCGGCAACAGCTATCTGTCAGCGGCCGGGCGACCCGAAGATCTACCGCCGGAGTATGTACTGGCTGCCGCAGAGCGTGCTCGATGCCGATGCAGCTGCCGGCAACCGCCGCGAGCGCGACAGCGTGCCGTACAGCCTGTGGGTCAAGCGCGGCCTGATGCGTGCCGTGCCGGGCAACAAGGTGGACAAGCAGGTCATGCTCGACTGGTTTATGGAGCTGCGCGACGAGGACGACCTGTACGTTCGCTACATCGGCTACGACCCGTGGCACATTGACGACAGCCTGCTCGACCGCTTCAAGGCCGAGTTTGGCGAGCAGTGCATGATACCTGTCCGACAGGGCACGCTCAGCCTGTCCCAGCCGATGAAGGACCTCAAGGCCGACCTTGGCGCCGGTCTGGTGGTCGATAACAACAACCCGATCGACAAGTGGTGCATGGTCAACACCGAGGTCCGCACTGACATCAACGGCAACATTCAGCCGGTCAAGATCACGGACAGCCGCCGCAGAATCGACGGCACGGTCGCGCTGATCTGCGCGTACAAGGTGCTGCAGGACCACTACGATGACTATGTAACGATGAACGAGGAGGCGTAAGTACATTGGGGCTTTTGGAAAAGCTGTTCCCGCGGAGGCCGCCCGGCGGCACAGCACCGAGGGAATATTTTAAGACACTGACCGCCTACCAGCCGGTCTATACGACTTATCGAGGCGGCCTGTACGAGATGGAGCTGACACGCGCGGCCATTTCGGCGTTTGCGCGGCATTGCAGCAAGCTGCACCTCGAGGTGACAGGCGATGCCCGGCCGGATCTGCGGCGCGTGCTCGGGATGCAGCCCAATCCGTTTATGGATGCGAGCAAGTTCCTTGCGCGGCTGGCGACCATCTATCTGGTGCAGAACAACGCCTTTATCGTGCCGATGGAGGACAGCGCCGGACGGCTGATCGGGTATTATCCGGTACTGCCGCAGCAGTCCTCGGTGCGTGAGTACGGCGGTGAGCCGTATCTGCAGTACAGTTTCTGGGGCGGTCAAAAGGCCGCGATCGAGCTGAGCCGAGCGGGTATCCTGACCCAGCACCAGTACGAGGACGATTTCTTCGGCTCGGACAACCGTCCGCTCATGCCGACCATGCAGATGGCGCAGACGCAGGCCGAGGGCATTATCAACGGCATCAAGAATGCTACGACCATCCGGTTTCTGGCTCGTCTGAACGGCAACCTCAAGGAAAAGGACATCACTGCCGAGCGCGAACGCTTTGCGCGGGACAATCTGGCCGGTAATTCGACCGGCGTTGCCATGTTCGACAGCAAGTACGCGGACGTTAAGCAGATCGAGTCGGCGGCGATGGTCGTCAATCCCAAGCAGCAGGAGCTGATCCGCGCGAGTGTGTTCGAGTATTTTGGCACCAACGAGAAAATCCTCACCAACACCTACAACGAGGACGAGTGGAACGCCTACTACGAGGGATTTATCGAGCCGTTTGCCATTCAGCTGTCGCTGGTGCTGACGTCCATGACGTTCACACCGGAGGAAATCGCGGCAGGTGCGTCCATCATCGCAACGGCGAACCGTTTGCAGTATGCGAGCAACCAGACCAAGCTGAATGTCGTGACGCAGCTGTTCGACCGCGGCTTCCTGACCCACAATCAGGGTCTGGAAATCTTTAATATGTCGCCGGTCGAGGACGGCGACAAGCACTACATCCGCAAGGAGTACACAGAGGTGTCCAATCTGGACGCCGTGGGCGAAACGTCAAAGGAGGGCAACAATGGCGATCACACCGGAAACCCGTGATTACCGCACTTTTGAGGTGCGGGCGCTGTCGGCAGACGGCAGCGGGGAAGAACAGAAATACCGCGTGGAAGGGTATGCGGCGGTTTTTGATGAGGAAACCGTGCTGTACGAGTACGACGGCATTGAATACAAGGAAGTCATCGACAGGAACGCGTTTACGGGAGCGGAGATGCGCGATGTCGTGATGAATTATAACCATGGGGGTAAACCCGTGGCACGAACCAAGAACGGCACCTTACAGCTGACTGTGGACACACGCGGTCTGCGTATTTCGGCTGACCTGTCCGGCACCGAGGAAGGGCGGAGGCTCTACGAGGAGATCCGGGGCGGTTATCTGGATCAGATGTCGTTCGCGTTCACCGTCAACAAGCAGGAATACGACCGCGCAAAGCATCTGCGCCGCATTACCGGTTTCAAGCGGGTGTTTGATGTGGCGGCGGTGGATATTCCGGCGTACGACGGCACCAGTATTGCGGCACGCTCGTGGGCAAAGGCGGAGGCCGAGCGCGAGCACGCGGAGGCGGACAAGCGCCGCAGGCTGGAACTCAAGCTGAAAACCTATGGTATTACAAAGGAGGAAAAGTAAATGAGCAAGAATCAGAACAAGCAGGCGATCTTCGGCGGTTTCCGCAATCAGGTCGGCCTGCAGTTTTTTGCAGGCAAGAACCGCATGACCGAGATCGAGGAGCGTCTGGCGGCAATCCGCACCGAGATGGATGCCGATGGCGCTGACCTTGACGCGCTGAGCGCGGAAACCGACAGTCTGCTCGAGGAGCGCAAGACCCTGCTGGGACAGGCAGAGCAGCGCCGCAATCTGCTGAACAAGATCGCAAACGGTGCGGGCGGCGAGGTACGCACGTTCCAGCCGCAGCCGACTCCGCCGGAGCAGCGCGAGTATGACCGCTCGAGCGAGGAATACCGCTCCGCATGGCTGAAAACGCTGGCAAACAACGAGCTGACCGAAACCGAGCAGCGTGCATGGTCTACTGCAACGGCTTCCGCCGGTCCGCTGGTTCCGACCCAGACCGCGAACACCATCATCGAGAAGGTGCACCAGTACGCACCGCTGCTGGACAAGGTAACGCTGCTGCGCGTGCCGGGCAATGTGACCTTTGCCGTTGAGAGCGAGCAGGCGGATGCAGAATACCACACCCAGAATGCGGCTATCACTGCCACCGACACCGGCCTGACCAAGATCAACCTGTCGGCGTACGAGATCACCAAGCTCGTGCAGATTTCCAAGTCCGTACAGCAGATGGCGCTCGATGTATTCGAGAACTGGCTGACCGATATGCTCGCCAAGAAGATCGCAAAGCTGATCTCGAACACCATCATCAAGGGCACCGGCACGGATCAGGGCACCGGCATCGAGAAGGCGAATACCTGGGGCGCGACCAACTCGGTCACTGTCGGTAAGACTGCCGCACTGACCAACCAGAACGTGCTCGACCTCATCGCATTGCTGCCCGGCGGCTACGATGCAGGCGCACAGTTCCTGATGAGCAAGAAGACCCTGTTCACCGACTTTATGCCGCTGCAGGACAAGTCCAAGAACGACCTCGTTCGTATCGAGGGCGGCAATTACTACATCTACGGTTATCCGGTGCTGATCGACGAGCGCATCGGTGACCACGAGGCGTATCTGGCGGACCTGTCCACCGTCATCGGCAATATGCCGGAGGACGTGACCATTACCTCGACGTTTGACGTCAAGACCAATGCGTTCCTGTTCCTCGGCTGCGCGATGTTCGACTGTAAGCCGAGCCAGGCCGATGCGGTCCGCAAGCTCGTGAAGGCGAGCGCCTGATGCTGACGCTCGACCGCTTTAAGCTGTACGCCCGCATCGACCATGCGGACGAGGACGAGCTGATTGAGAGCCTGATCCGGGCGGCAGACACTGCCGTCCGGGATATGACCGGCAAGGAGCCGCCGTCGGACAGTGATGAGCTGTTCGACACGGCGGTGCTCCAGCTGACGGCGCACTGGTACGAAAACCGCACGCCTGTCACGGACACGAGCGTGACACAGGTGCCGTTTACCGTGCAGACCCTGCTCAACCACATCGCCCTGTCCGGCCGATACCCGGAAAAGGAGGGCTTAAATGGCGCTGATCAATGATCTCAGACACCGCCTGACGGTGTTTAACAAGCACCAGATTGAAAACGACATCGGCGAAACCTGCTGGCAGTACACCGAGGACGGCAAGATCTGGGGTGCGCTGACTGTCATGTCCGGCAGGAACGAAACCCTGCCGGGCGATACGGTTCGCGCCGAGGTTACGCATAAGCTGACCATCCGGCCGCGCTCGTGCAGACTGACCACTGCAACGTATTTCGTCTACGAGGGTCAGCGGTACGATGTGCTGTACTGGCAGCCGCATTACAAGCGCCGCGACCGTCTGGAGGTCATGCTGAAGCTGGTGGTTGAAGATGCGTGACGGCTTCGACATTTCCGAGCTGTATGGCTTTTCTGAAAAGCTCATTCTCACTTCAAAAGAAGCCAGCAAGGCTCAAAGAAAGTTTTTGCAGCAGCAGGGCAACAAGCTCAAACGCAAGACCAAAGCAAAGGTACGGGCACTCGGCATTAAGCAGCACACCGGCAACTACAACAAGCGTATCAAGCGCGGCAAGGTGTGGACTGAGGCAAATGCTAACACCATGAGCGTCCGTGTCTATTCAAATGCGCCGCATGCACACTTGATTGAAGAAGGTCATGAGCAGACTGTCAATCCCGGAAAGGGGGAGGGCAATGGTCGCGGCGTAATCCCCGGCAAAGGCATCGGCCGCAAGGTCGGTGAGGTTAAGGGCTTCGGCGTTTTTGAGAAAGCGCAGGAAGAGTTTGAACCGGAATTTGCTTCGGCTTGTGAAGATGTAATCGACGAGTTGATAGATAAAATATGACAATTCGAGAAGTACGCGCGGCACTGACCGCGCTGTTAAAGCAAGCAGCACCCGGTGTTCCGGTGTCCAAATCGGACACCGACAAACCCGTGGTGCGCCCGTCCTTCAAAATCGATATTTTCCCGGCCGAGGGAAACGCCGCTTGCGGCGGTGCGCGGGAGCGGTCGATCGACGTGGACGTTTGGTACTATCCCGCCGAGCGGGTGGAGTACCTCGAGGAGTGCAGTGAGATGGCGGAACGCCTGATCGCCGCACTTGAAGCCGGTATCGACACCGGCGAGATCGTGCTGGTGCCAGACGATACGGTCAGCACGACTATATCGCTCGGTGTGCTGGTGCTCCAGTTTGCACTCAGCTGGTGCGAGAGCGCCGCCGAAACCGGAGAAATGATGGAAGCCCTCGAATACTGAGAGGAGGAGTAAAACCAATGGCAATTACAATGCCGAAAATCGAAATCAGTTTTGAGCAGAGAGCTGTGTCGCTCATCGGACGCTCGGAACGCGGCATCGCAATCCTGATCGTGCGCGATGATACGGATAAGAGCTTCACGCACAAGCAGTACAGTGACCTCAGCGCCGCGCAGGCGGACGAGAACCTGTATACGGCGGACAACTACAACGCTATCTGCGACCTGCTCGGCTTTGCGCCGTACCAGATGCACGTGTTCCGCGCGGACTCGGACGGCGCACTGGCCGATACGTTGACCGAGATCAGCAAAACCGTAAAAACCGGTTGGCTGACTATTGCCGGTCAGAGTGCCGCTGACGGTCTGGCGCTGTCCGCGTGGGTCAAAACGCAGGACAACACCAAGAAGAAAACCTACAAGGCGGTCTGCTATGGCCTCACGACCCTGCCGGATGATATGCACGTGGTCAATTTCATCAACGAAAAGGTCACGTTCTCCGATGATCGCGGGGAAAAGGACGGCGTAGCGTATCTGCCGAGCCTTGTCGGCATTTTCGCCGTCTGCAACGTCAAGAGAGGCAGCACCAACTACCAGTGCTCTAATCTGAAAGAGGTGCAGGAGGTCGAGGACAACGATGCGGCGCTTGGCGCCGGCAAGTTTATCCTTGTTAACAGCGAGGACAATACTGTGCGTATCGCACAGGGCATCAACTCTATGACGACCACGGATGGCAAGACGCGCACTGAGGATATGTGCCTGATCGAGACCGTCGAGGCCATGGACATGATGAAGGACGACATTGCGGCGACATTCCGGGAAACGTATCTCGGCAATTACCGCAACAGCCGTGACAACCAGATGATGCTGGTGGCAGCGCTCAACAGCTCGTACTTCCGTCAGCTCATGCAGCAGAATATCCTCGACCCGGACTACGCGAACGCCGCAATGATTGATGTAGATGCACAGAGAGCGGCGTGGGTGGCATCCGGCAAGAGCGAGGCTGCGGACTGGGACGATGATACCGTCAAGGCCAACCCGTTCAAGCGGACGGTTTACCTTGCCGCAAACGTCAAGATCCTCGGCAGCATGACGGATCTGATTTTCCCGATCACGATGGCGTAAAGGAGGACACGAGACATGGCAAATTTCAATCCGAACCGCGTGCTCCATGGCAATGAGGGCACGGCGTGGTTCAACGGCAAGAAGCTGACGACCTTACAGAGCATTGAAGCCAAGGTCGCAGCGGACTACGAGGACATCAACAACTGCGGCGATCCGGCAACCTACCGCATTTATAACGGTTATTCCGGCGAGGGCACGTTCACGGCGCTCAAGATCGACTCGGATGTGCTGAGCCTGCTGGGCGACGCCTATCAGACCGGCGAAATGCCGACTATCACGATCATTACCGCACTGACCCAGAAGGGCACGAATAAGGTGGAGCGCGTGGCGCTCTCGGACGTGACCATCGACGAGTTTTATCTCGCAAAGTTCGAGAAGAAAGCAAAGGTCGAGGAAGAGGTGCCGTTCAAGTTCGGTCACTTCTCCGTTCTGGAAACCATCTAATAAGGAGTAAAGCATGGACAAGAAGTTACTGGATGCGCTGGCGGCGAAAGCCGAGCAGCGCAAGGCCGACAAGGCCAAGGCAAAGCAGTTCGAGGTCGGCGGTCAGATGCTCGATTTTGTCAAGATCGGGCACACTGCTCAGCTGGACGCTTATGAGGCTTTTATTGAGGCGAGCGGCAATGTATCGACCTCTCTCAGCATTGCCGCACAGGTCATTTACGACTGCTGCCCGGCGCTGCAGGAGCCTGCACTGCATGCGGCACTTGGCATTACCGACCCGTACGACACCGTTTGGGCTTTGATGAGTGTCCGTGAGGTTAATGTGCTTGGACAGCAGATTTTTGCTTGGCTTGAACTGCTTCCAGAAGACGAAAACGCCAAAGCAGAGCAGGATCCGGCAAAAAACTGATTGAGCGCGACCCTTTGTTAGATTTAGCGGCATTTTATGCTCCGAGAGGCATCACGCCGGAAGATATCCGTCAGATGTCTCTTAGAGATCGTGCGGTGCTGCGAGTCGCAAGGGCGCGCTATTATGAAGATGCAGTCAATATTGTAGCCGCCGGCATCGGCAAGGCATATACACCCAAGGAGGAACGTAATGGCGAAGAATAAAGTAATCAATACAATCCTCACGGTGCAGGATAAGATGTCGGGAGGACTGGTAGCAGCCGCTAAGTCCGCAAAGAAATCCGGAAAGAAGATTGACGATAGCATGATCCAATCTACGAGACGGGTGATTGCATTCAAGAATAAGTCGATCAAGGCATTGACTGATGCCGCTAAGAATGGTTTTGAGTCCTTGGCTGGTACAGTTAAGAAAACGGCTATCGCTGTAACTGCCAGCGCCTCTGCTGCCGCGACTGGATTGGCAGCGCTGACGCTCAAAAGCGCACTTGCCGCCGATGACCTTAACACTCTGGCAAAGCAGAGCGGCTTTTCTACTGCCGATATCCAGAAATGGCAGTATGCATCGGACCTGATCGACGTGTCGATTGACGATATTGTCAAGTCCGCCGGAAAAATGAAGAAGAACATGATCTCGACCAGCAAGACAACGATTGCGGCATGGGATCAGCTCGGCATTAAGGTCAAGGACAGCAACGGTCATCTGCGTAACAGCACGACGGTCTTTTACGAGACCTTGACCGCGCTGTCCAAGGTACAGAACGAGACCGAGCGCGACACGCTGGCAATGACCCTGTTTGGCAAGAGTGCGGACAGCCTTGCGGGTATCGTCGATGACGGCGGTGCCGCCCTGCAGGAGCTGGCCGGTAAGGCTGAGAAGGCCGGCGTTATCCTCTCGCAGGATACGCTGGACGGCGCGAACGCCCTCAACGATAAGGTGGACACATTAAAGGCTACCGTCAAAGGCTTTGCAGGCAAGGTCGGATCGGAGCTGGCCGGTCGTGCGTCTAAGGCGCTGGATGTTGTCGGCTCGCATTTTTCCAAGGCGTTCAACGTCAAGCCAATGGACTGGATGAACAGTAAACTGGATGGCCTGATGTCCGCTATTGATGGCTGGATTTCTTCGGGCGGGTTGGACGCTTTTGCGGATAAACTCGTAACCGGGGTGCAGACTGCTGCCCAAAAGGCTGGAGAATGGTTGACAAAGCTAAAAGACTGGATTGCCTCTGGTGGATTAGATGCGTTAGCTACTCAACTGGCCGGAGGGGTGCAGCAGGGCGCACAGATTGCTGCGATGATGATAGACAAGGCAGCGGCTGCGATGCAGTGGTGTCAGGCGCATACGGATACGCTGGTAAGTGTGCTCAAAGTGTTGGCTGGCGTGTGGGGCATTGGCCGGGTGTTTAGTTTTGTTGCCGGTATAATCTCTGCCGGACAGACAATCGGCGGGTTTATAAAGACCGTGTGGAAGCTGGTGACCGCCAAGGGCGCAGAATCTGCTGCGTGGATCCATAATACCGCCATGATGGTTGTCAACAAAGCAGGCATGGTCGCCAGTGCCGTAGCATCCGGCGTGGCCACCGGTGCGACTGCCGCTCTGACAGCCGCCCAGTGGGCTTTGAACGCTGCCTTTGTAGCAACGCCAATCGGCTGGATCGTGCTCGGCCTGGCAGCTGTTGTGGCCGCAGGTGTGGCGCTGTATAAGAACTGGGACACCGTAAAGGCCAAGGCCGGAGAGGTATGGAACAGCATAAAAACAGCGTTCGGCGGCATCAGGGACAGTATTGTAAATGCGTTCTCGGCTGCTAAGGAAAAGGTCGCGGGCTTCTTCTCGTGGCTTGATCAGAAGATCGAGAGTGTGCCGATTCTCGGCTCCATCTACAAGGGCGGCAAGAATGCCGTGTCGTGGATTGCTGATCGGCTGGACGGCAACGCCATGGGCACGCCCTACTGGCGAGGCGGCTACACCCGCGTCAACGAGCGCGGCGGTGAAATTATGAACCTGCCGAGCGGCACGCAGATCCTCCCGCATGATGTATCTGTCAAGGCGGCAGGCGGTCGGAGCGTGACGGTCAACGTCAACATCCAGGGCAACGTGATCGGCAACCGTGAGTATACCGAGCAGGTCGGTGAGTACGTCGGCCGCAAGGTGCTGGCGGCGCTCGGCAACACATAAGGAGGTGCGGTGCGTGTACAAAATTATCATCTCGGTCAACAACAACGAGGAGGTCTGGACGCTGCCGCACTGTCCGCCGGATTTCCCGATTCCGCAGCCGGAGCAGCACCACGAGACCTACGAGGGCCTGAGCCGAGACTATCGCCGCATCGGCACGCTCGGTCTGCGGCACATGGAGTGGACGGCGCTGCTTCCAGTGCACCGATACTCCTTCATGCCGTCTGAGGCGTCTGCGGATGGTTGGGCGTATGTCGATTTCTTCGACCGGTGGCGTGACAAAAAAGTGCCGTTCCGGCTGATCGTGCTCGACAGCAAGGGTGCGGCACGGCTTAACATGCCGGTGACGGTGGACAGCTTTGACGTCACCGTGCGAAAAAACGGCGATCTGGAGTACAGCATTGCCGTCACAGAATACAAGTTTATCAAATGAGGAGGTGCGCCGATGGCGGCAGGATATGTCGATGACCACAAGCTGATACTGTACCGCGACGGCGCACAGCCGCGCGATATCACCGCGTTTGCCAGTGACATGACGCTGACGGACGACCTCGACACGCTGGCGGCAGAGCTGACGTTTAAGACGTTTATCTCGCCGTGGGACAAGTACACGCCCAAGCTGGCGCTCGCGCCGGGCGATAAGGTGCGCGTGACCAATCAGGGCAAAACGGTCTTTTCCGGCGTTATCATCACGGTGACGCTGGACGGCGGTGTTACGGCCTACGACCGCGGGTGGTATCTCAACAAGAGCGAAATCGTGCTGCAGGTCAACAACCTTGCCGCCGATCAGGTCATCCGCAAGGCGTGTGCCAAGGCGGGCGTGACAGTCGGCAAGGTGTGCAGCCTGCCGACCAAGATCACGCAGCTGTGGACCGGCTCTACACCGTCCGACATTATCAGCGATGTGCTGAACACCTGCACGTCTGCGACCGGCAAGCAGTACCGCCACCGCGTGGACGACAGCGGTCTGCAGGTCGAGGCGCTGCCGACCGCGCCCATCAAGGCATACCACAAGCCGGCGAAAAACATCGCCGCGTTTGACATCACCTGGGCGCTCGGTCAGGTGAGCGGCGAGGACAGCACCCAGGACACCTACAACGCTGTTGTCATTGCCGCCGAGGATGACGGCAAGGCGTACATCGGCGCACAGGCCAGCAACGCGGCATCCATCAAGCGCTACGGCTTTATGCAACATATTGAGACCGTGACCGAGAACCCCGGCACGGCTGTGCTTGGGCAGATGGTGAAAAATCTGCTGAAAAATGCCGACAAGGTAGGGCAGACGCGCTCTATCTCGGGAATCTGGGGCTGTGATGAGGTGCAGAGCGGCGTGGTACTTCGATTTAACTCGCCCGCGTTTGGCATCAAGGGCAACTACCGGATCACGCGCGTGGAGCATCACTATGGTGGTGCAGGGCACACGATGGCGCTGGAAATCACGGCGCTCGAGCAGGTGCGAGCCGCCGCCGAGGGCAAGACTGACGCGGCAGCCATCAAGGCCGCCAGCACGGACAAGGTGCAGGTGTTCGGCCTGCCGGATCTGTCCGGCGGCAGTGACGGCGGCTCGGGCGGCACCATTGTCAAGGCGCTGTTTACCGCCTACTATCCGGCTAACAATGCGCTGGAGGGCGGCTATCTGGATGCACAGGGCAACAGGCTCGACCCGTCGAAGAAAACCTGCGCCGCACCGCCGTCTGTGCCGTTTGGCACCAAAATCACGGTGCGCGACACGGGCACAAGCCTTGACGGCACGACCTATACGGTCAACGACCGCGGCGGCGCGATCCAGATTGAGAACGGCGTGTACCACTTTGACCTGCTGATGAGCAGCAACGCCGAGTGCAATCGCTGGGGACGCAAAAACGGCTCTGCGATCATCGGCGGCTCGGGTGGCGGCTCGGGCAGCGCGGTGTCGTTTATCAATACGGCACTGGGCGAGGTCGGGTACAAGGAGTCTGGCAAGGACATCAACAAATACGGCCAGTGGGCAGGCCACAACGGCGTTGCCTGGTGTGTTTATTTTGTCTGCTGGTGTGCGTACAAGTCTGGCGCACCTATCCCGACAAGCTACGGCTACGTTGGCGATATGAGCAGCTATTTCAAGGCTCGCGGCAAGTACAAATCGGCAGGCAGTTACAAGCCCAAGGCGGGCGATCTGATGATCCAGGGCGACCGGCATATCGGCATTGTAATTTCGGCAGGAGCATCAAGCTGCGAAACCGTTGAGGGCAATTACAGCAACTCTGTCAAGCGTGTTACTCGCAGTTACACGGAGATTTCTGGTTTCTGTACGCCGTGGGGATAACACAAGATATTGTATACTTGTGGATAACACTGTGGAAGATGTGGAAAGGAGTGCGTGCCTATGGCATGGGATACGGCGCTTGCACAGGCCATCAAAGGCACAAGCCGCGCCGAGGCAAACCGCAAGCCGCAGCCGTGGTACAGAGCCGAGGTTGTGCAGGTAACGCCCAAGCTGATCTTTGCCATTGCGGACAAAGAATTTAAGTTTGACAGCAGCACCGGCCTGATTATGACCGCGACCGCCCGCGCAAAAGAGTGGAAGGTCGGCATGCAGGCGGCGGCGCTGCTGCATGGGGCACAGCTGCTGGTTTTAGATGCTTTGTAGGGAGGTGCAAAATGGCAGAAGTTTTTCCGGTCATTCCGGAGGAGCTGCCCGCGCAGGTTGCGGAGAGCATTGGGCGCTCTCCGGCGTTTGTGTTCCATGAGGACGGCAGGTCGGGTAGTTTTCAGCTGATTGACGGCGCTCTGGTCGAGCGGCAGGGCATCGAGGCGGTCAAGCAGTGGCTTGAGCTGATGCTCAGGCAAAAGCCGGGTGCAATCCCGATCTACCGGACGAGCGGCACGACCCAGCCGGGCGTGGAGGCGGTCAGCCTGGACCGGCGCGTGCCGGAGGGCTGGATTTTTGCCGAGATTGAGCGCAACGTGCGGGAGACCGCCGCGTTCTGTCCGGCTATCCGGTCACTTGACAGTTTTAAGTTTACGCGCGTGCGGCGCGGCGTGGAGGTACGCTTCACGGTTCGGCTGCACACCGGAGAGAGTGAGGAGGTGACGACGTATGTCAGCGAGTGAGATTTTAGACGAGATGCTGTCCGCAATGCCGGAAAGCTATCAAAAGACCATCGGCTTTCCGACGTATGACCTTTTAGCCGCAGTCAGCCTGCGGATGGAGGGCACGGACACAACGATTGACGAGGCCAAACAGCAGCTTGACCCCGAAAACCTGCACGACAGCGCCCTGGATCGCTACATCTATCCGCGTTCCGGCCTGGAGCGCAAGGCCGCGACCTTTGCGCACGGCAGCCTGACCGTCACCGGCACAGGCACGGTCGAGCAGGGCACGCTGTTTGAGTCCGGCGGCGGTGTCCAGTATTATACGACAGAGACCGTAGCCATTGAGGGCGAGGGCACTGTACCGGTCACCTGCACGGTGGACGGCACGGCAGGCAATCTGCCCGCGCACAGCGTGACGCAGATGCCGGTGGCAGTGCAGGGCATTGCCTCGTGTGATAACCCTGAGCCGATCGGCGGCGGTTATGCGGAGGAATCCGACAGCGAGTATTATGCACGGTACCTGCTGCGGCTTCGCACGCCGGCGACGAGCGGTAACGTGTACCACTATCAGCAGTGGGCGCTTGAGGTGTCCGGCGTCGGACACGTCAAAGTATTTCCTCGTGCTCAGGGCGCGTACACGGTGGACGTGGTAATCGCGGACAACGCCGGTCAGCCTGCATCGCCTGCGCTCGTGAAGTCGGTGCAGGAGTACATTGACCCGGAAAGCGAGGGCGCAGGCCGCGGACAGGCGCCCATCGGCGCACAGTGCTTTGTCACCGCTGCGACCGGCAAGGCCATCACGGTCAGCTGCACGGTGTCCAAATCGGACACCGCAGATGAGGAGAGTGTAACTGCTGCCATCAAGTCAGCGGTTGCGGACTATCTGGCCAGCACAGTGTTTGCGCAGAGCTATGTCTCGTACGGACAGGTTGCGGCGGCTATCCTGTCGGCCGAGGGCGTCGTGGACTTCGAGGGCCTGACGGTCGGCGGCGGCACAAGCAACATCGCGGTCGGTGAGCGCGAGTGTCCGGTGCTCGGAGAGGTGACAATTACCTATGGCTGAGTTTGATAACATGCTGCGCAGTCTGCCGGTGGCGTACCGGACGGACAAGTGGGTGTGCGACCTGCTTGCCGCGATCCAGTCGCTCGACGACACGCAGCGCGAGCAGATGCTCGACATTACGCAGCAGCTGTTTCCGGGCAGTATGACGTGGGCGCTTGCCATCGAGGAGCGCGACGCCGGACTGGCCTCGACCGGCACGCTGGAGGAGCGCCGCACGGCACTGATCGCACGCTGGCGCGGTGCCGGTAAGTGTGACGTGGAGCGCATCCAGAGCGTTTGTGACTCGTGGCGCAACGGCGAGATTTCCGTCGGCTTTGCCGAGGGCGTGGTCGTGCTGACTTTCGTCGGCGCGTATGGCGTGCCCGAGGCGGCTGAGCTTGCGGCGTTGCAGGAGGCGGTAGACCGCACAATCCCGTGCCATCTGGCGGTGCAGTTTCTCTGGCGCTGGCTGTTGGTGCGCGAGGTGTCTGCTATGGCGATCGATGAGCTGCAAATGCACCGTATCGGCGATTTTGCGTTTGAGGAGTGATACAGTGAGCAAAACAACAAAAAATCTCGGGCTGTTTGAGTATGAGAAGGACAAGGACGGCGCGAGCACGTTTAATATCGATCAGGCCCTTAACGGCAACTGGGACAAGCTGGACAACGAAGTTGCAGCCCGCGTAAAGACCGCTGAACTTGCAGCAGAAGTGAAAAAGGTTGTCAAGGACGGAAGTCTGACCGCTGCTGACATCGGTGCTGACCCGACCGACACGGCTGCAAGTGCGGTGTCCACGCACAATGCTGCGGCAGATGCACACAGCACACTGTTTTCCAAGAAACAGGATAAAATCAAAGGCAAAAAAGGTAAGTACGTCGGCTTTACCGCAAATGACACCGTGGGCGAGGTAGACGCACCTGCGTCCGGCGGCAGTCGGATTACGCTGACGTTTGCAAGCGATTTTGTCGGTCAGGCGTGGACGCTCAAGGGTGGCGGGGAAACCTACACCGGCACGGTTGACAGCAGCAAGACGGCAACTGTAAGCGTTCTCGGCATCAATACCACCTACACCCTGAGCGCTGCACTGTCCGGTACGACGTATACAACCGAGGTTACAACCAAGGCTTATTATACGGCGCTGAGTGTCAATCTTGAGAAATTCCAGAGTACGATTACCGTAACCGTAGACAGTGGTTCAACAGTTACGGCGACACTGGGGAGCACGGTATTGACCAAGACGAGCACCGGCACGGCGGTGTTTACCATCGGCAAGGCGGGTACTTGGGCAATCAAAGCAACACTGGGTGACCAGACCGCAGAGGGTACGGTAAGCGTTACCGCCAGTGGTCAGAGCAAGTCGCTGACACTCAGCTATGCGAACGTGTTTGGCGTGGTGTGGGATACGAGCAATTCGAGCACCGTGCTGACAAGGTTAACGCCGGAAACCGACCCTTACGGACTGGTGACAAAGAGCGTGACGACTGAACCGAAACCGGCTGTTGGTACTGGTTCGGGCAGCAGTCCATTTGACAGCTATGCGCCGTGGAGCGGCATGAAAGAATGTAACCTTGATGCGTCTGGTACGGTGACGGCGTGGAAGGGTGATAGCAGCTTCGCACGAACAAATAACTACACTATGGTGTTTGTCCCAGAGTTTTATGTTGCCACGAAGAGAAACGGTACAAAGCAGTATTTCTACGTTTCGGACAAACCGAAAACTGGCATGACGAAACATCCGGGCAGTGGTAAGTATGTCGGTAGATACCACATGAACAGTAATGGATACAGCGCAACAGGATACTCTCCGTATGTCAACATGACCCGAGCAACTGCGCGCAAAAAAGCAAAGAGTGTCGGCTCGAAATTCCACCTGTATGATTTTGCAACCTACTGTGCAATTATCTTTATGTATATTGTGGAATTTGCAAACTGGAACTGTCAGTCTAAGATCGGACAAGGACACACGAACAGTAATAACTCCTCTGCGATCAGCTCTGGTGACACAGACAGTATGACCTATCACACCGGACGTGCAAGCGGTACAGACGGTAAGCCCGCTGTTCAGTATCGGTGGGTCGAAAACCTCTGGGGCAACGTGTGCCAGTGGGTAGACGGCTTCAACGCCAATGGCACAACGGCTTACGCTTGTACTGACCCAAGTAAGTACGCGGACGATACCACAACTGGCTACACCAATATTGGTACACTGCCTGCATCTGGCTACATTAAGGATTTGACTGTTACCGATAATGGTCTGCTGATTCCGAAAACGTCTGGCGGCTCGGAAACAACGTACATTCCGGACTACATGTGGTCGTCCTCTGGTTGGCACATGTTGGATGTTGGTGGCGATTGGGGCGATGGTGCGCGTGCGGGTCTGTTGTGCTTCCATGCGCTCGGCACTTCGTCGGATTCGTACTCGTACATTTCCGCGCGTCTCCTGTGCGAAGCGTAGCTTCGCAATCCCCTCCGGGGCTCCGGGGGTTGCAACCCACGGCATTTTGCAAAGTGTAATTTAATCTAAGCAGGGACTGTCTGCGCGTCGCGGAGCGCGTGTTGTATGTTGGTGGCAACTGGAACAACGGTACGAATGCGGGTCTGTTGTACTTCAATGCGAACAACACTTCGTCGAATTCGAACTCGAACATTTCCGCGCGTCTCCTGTGCGAACCCTGAAAGGAGTGATCTAAATGAAGGTACATGGCGATAACAAGCCGGAGAAAATCTCCGCAGGCAGTATGCCAAACAAGCCCGGCAGGGCATGGGTACGGCTGACACTGAATGCCAAGCAGGAAACGGACAAGGACGGTCACAACAGTTGGGTGTACGATGAGTACACAACCGAAGTGGAGGACACGCCCGGTCTGCTGGACGAGGTAACAGCCAACTATGATAATCTGCTGCGGGAAGCCAAGGCGAACGAGAAAAGCAAGGCTGACCTTGTGGCAGAAAATGAAGAACTGGCGGCGCAGAACGCAACGCTCAAGCAGCAGGTGGCTGCGCTGACCGATCAGCAGTCTTTTTACGAAGATTGTATTGCAGAGATGGCAGAAGTCGTCTATGCGTAAGTTAATCAACAATATTCGAGAACATTTTGAAAGGATGTTTTTAATGATGGCAATGTTATTTGCACAGCGTGTAATTCTTGGTAAGTGTGAGTTCGAGCAGGTGCCGAAGAAGCTCCAGAAGCAGGTAGCGGAAATCCTTGTGGACGAATGCGGCATGCCGGAGCTTGTGCCTGCGGAGTTCGGCGGTACGAAGGATGCTGTAAGTGAGTGACGCACAACTGATTGACGAGTTGTGCGAGGTTTGCGTGCAGCTCGTCGGAATTGTGCGGCGGCAGAGTGAAATGCTCGCGCAGGACAAGGCAGTTGATGACGCACTGGCACGGGCGCAGGAAATGATAAAGGAGTAAAGAAAAATGTACGAGAATAATGTCTACATCAAGCACTACGCAGAAGTGAAGAAGTACCCCGGCGATATTGGCGTACAGCTGGATCAGTACGACAACGCGCACGGCCTCAAGCACAACGCACTGGCCCGCGCCCAGTACAAGCACTGGCGCAGCGTGCAGACCGGCGTACCGGAACTGATGAGTGTCGCCGACCGCAAGCTGCTGGGTCTGCTGTAACTGTAATGATAGTGGGGGACGGGGAACCGTCCCTCCGCCTTAAAAGAGGAGGAATGTAAATGGACGGTTCCATTTCCCGTGCCGAGCACGAAGAGTTTCGCCGACGGCTCGAGGAAGAAAATCGTCGGCAGGACAAGCGCATTGAGCTGCTGGAGGATAATATGCGCGAGCTGAACCAGTTGACCGCCTCGGTAGGCAAGCTGGCTACCAGCATTGAGAGTATGGTCAAGGAGCAGGAAAAGCAGGGCAAGCGGCTGGAAACGCTCGAGGACCGCGACGGCGCGATGTGGCGCAAGGTTGTGGCTTACGGCGCGACGGCACTCGTCGGCATTTTCGTCGGCTATGTCGCTCGGCAGCTTGGTTTGAACTGAGAAAGAGAGGTACTTATGAACTGGAAAATCAGAATCAAGAACCCGGTATTCTGGGTGCAGATCGCCCTCGGCGCGTTTGCAACGGCTCTGGCCTATGCCGGCCTCACCGCGGCGAATATGACCACCTGGGCGGGCGTATGGCAGATCATCAAGGCAACGGCTTCGAATCCGTACTGCCTGTTTTTGATTGCCTGCAATGTGTGGTCGGCGTTTAATGATCCGACTACCAGCGGTTTGACGGACAGCGACAGGGCGAAGGCGTACACCGTGCCGCTCGAAAAGTGAGGCGAAAACTGTGAACATTCATGAAGCAAATCTGAAGCGCAACGGCAACTGGTCGCACCGCAGCGGCACGTCCGAAATCATTCTGCACCATGCGGAAGCGAGTCACGCAAGCGTTGAGGACATCAACCAGTGGCACCTCGAGCGCGGATGGGCGGGCATCGGCTACAACTACTACGTCCGCAAGGACGGCACCATCTGGCGCGGCCGTCCGGAGTGGGCGGTTGGCGCTCATGCAAAGGGCCACAACGACAAGTCCATTGGTATCTGTTGTGAGGGCGCTTACATGACGGAGACCATGCCTGCGGCTCAGCTGGCTGCGCTCAAGGATCTCATCCGCGATATCATGAGCCGCTGGGGCAAGCTCAAGCTGCTGCGGCACAAGGACGTAAACGAAACCGACTGCCCGGGCGTAAACTTCCCCTGGGCGGAGGTGCAGAAGTATGCCGAGCCTGAGAAGAAAGAGGAGGACAAGATCGTGGTCGAGAAGAAGAACGTCATGCTCAACGGCAAGACGTACACCTGCGAGTGCATCACCAAGGATGAGGTAAACTACATCAAGATGCGTTCGTTGGAGCAGGCAGGCTTTACCGTGACCTACGACGCTGTACGCAAGCTGCCGAGTATCACCGCACCGCAGTGCCGCACGTTCGTGCCGGACGGCGATGAGGCAGTACAGGCCGCAGTTGATACGCTGCAGGAGAGTGCCGGCCTTGAGAAGCAGACGATTGAGTATCTGCTGCGCTATCAGTGGGGTGAGGACCTCGTGAAGAAGCTGGCAGCCGCAGTTAAGTAAATCGTAAGGCCCTCGGTGTTCGATTTGGACACCGAGGGCCGGTTAACGGTGATGTAGGAAACATGTAGGAAAATGAGAAAAACGAACCTCGAAAAATGACGATATATCTAACAAAATCGCCATTTCCCATAACCGCTTGACGTGCGGAAGGTCAGCGGTTCGAACCCGTTAATGTCCACCAATTCAAATCCCGTCAGAAATGACGGGATTTTTGCTGTTTAGAGAACTTTTAACGTTTATATGAATCAGATGTTCTGAAAATGATGAATAACAGAATGTGCATTTTACGGCATATACAGCATGAAAAACCAACAAAAACAAAAGTGATGTAGGAAACGTGTTGGAAATCAAACCGTCAATTCCCGCACATCTTCCTCGGTGACGTGGCTGTAAATATTGGCGGTGGTGCTGATGTCTGCGTGGCCCATGAGATACTGGGCGGTTTTCAGATCCACGCCCTGACGGCGCAGGTTGGTGCAGTAAGTGTGCCGGAGGTAGTGCGGCGTGATGGCCGGATCAAAGGCATGCTTGATGATGGCGTTGCGGTACAGCTCGGCACCGGCCGCAATGTCGCAAGCCCGGTAGAAGCTGTGCCACATGCGGCGCATTTTTGTCATGGATAGCATGCGGCCGTTTTCGACATGAAAGAAATACCGCGATTTCATGTCCAACTGTTTTTGCAGCTCGGCAGGAATGGGAACATAGCGTGCTCCGGCTGCGGTTTTCGTAGACTTCAAAGTCGGCTGGTTCGATTTTGTTTTATATTCGACCGACTGTGAGATACACAGCAGGCCGTCCTTGACATCGCGGGCACCGATCGGCACGGTTTCGCCGCGGCGCAGACCGCAGTCAAGCATGAGCAGTACCCACGGTCCGGCATAGTGGCGCTTTGCGACTTCGCGCACGATCTGCTCCTCGGCGCGGGTCAGCGCCCGGCGGCTTTTCTCATCCTCGCTCACAGTTTCGATACGGCGGAATGGAGAGGAGGCAATCAGGCCGTTGATCTCCGCCTGTTCAAAGATCGCGTGCGTGATGTAATGCAGTTTAGCGGCGGTACTTGCGCCGAGCGGCTTGCCTTTACTGGTCTTTGCGTTGTTCATCATTTCCTGCAGCTGGAACGGCTTCACACTGTCCAGTGCCAGAAAACCAATCGCCGGACAGATGCGCAGCCGCAAGTGCTCCTCGTAATTGTTGCGCTGGCTCTCGCCAACGTGCGGCTCCTTGTAGGTGTGATACCACTGCCACGCCCACTGCTCGACAGTAACCTTGCCGGGCGTGCCGCCGCGTGCGACCAGCATTTGCACGGCGCGTACCTTGGCCTCAAATCTTGCCTTGTTGTTGTCCTGGATGTACTTGCGGATAGGTGTGCCATCGTCCTTGTGGCCGATGACAATGGTGCGTGAGTATTTGTACTTGTTAGCCATAAAAACCTCCAAAATGGAACATTTGTTCGATTACACGGTTGAAAATATAGCAGACCCCAAGGGGAGAGGTCTGCTGTATTGTTTCCTAAGATGCACACTTTTGACAGGGCGTGCGGCCTCCAACTTGATCCATCGTGACTGCGCGGGCATTCTTGCCGGCACAGCTTGCGGAGCGGTGCCAGCGCTTGCCGCTGGGCGTAACGTAAACAGTCTCGCTCTGCTGGGCGGCGGCCTGTTCCTGCGCTGCTTGCTGAGCTGCTGCGGCTTCGGCGGCTGCCTGTTCTTGCGCAGCCTTCTCAGCGGCTGCCTTTTCGGCTGCCTCCTTTTCGGCCTTTGCCTTGGCTTCGGCTTCGGCGGCTGCCTGCTCGGCTGCCCGATCATGGACGGTAATCTGTCCGGTCTGCTGTGCATCGCCCTCGGCGGCGCGAATGGTGTAGTTTGCGGTGCCTGCGGCCTTGCCGGTAAGCGTCACCTCGACCCTTGCTGGCTTTACGCAACACTCCGCTGTCACGCTGAGTACGTTGTTGTCTGAGGTGGTCGCGTAAGCCACGCTGTCATCTATCAAAAAGTCGGATGGTGCAATGGTGTAGGTCAAGGTGCAGCTGTCACCGACGTTAATCTCAGTGGGGGCCTCGCCGTCCAGCGTGAGCGAGGTAATCATCTGCTCTGGCTGTGCATCGGACGTAGTGGTCGTCGTTGCGCTGTCCGCGGTAGAGCCTTGCTTATCGAGCTTATCACCACCGCCACAGCTGTTAAACAGGGCTAAAACAATCGCAAGTGCGACCAAGTACGTCAGACAACCGCAGCAACCGTTCTTCTTCTTTTCTTCCTGCGGCTGTGAGGGCGGCAGATCGGGACGGGTAACGGTATCCAACGGTTCATCGGAGGCCGACGTGATGGCGGCTTTAGTCTTGCTGCCGCCGATTTTCTCGGTTTTGCTGTATGACAAGCCGGTGCCAGGCAGGCCAACGGTCGTAGTTTTACGGCCGCTACTATTGACCGATACGCGGGCGCCCTTGACGCCAGCGGAGATGCCGACTGACTTCTTGCCGATATTGAGCCGCACACCGGGTGCGATTTTTACAGATTTACGAAATCTGAATCCCATAGCCTAAACCCCTTTATCGAGGTGTTCAAATTGAACACCTTTATTTTTTACTCAAATTTATAGTTTTTGCGCTCTGTGTAGTAGGAGAGCGCCCAGCGCATGAAGTCCTCGGTCACATCGAAATACTCGGCAAGCTCCCAGACCTCGGTCATGCCGTCCCGTACAGCCTGCTTGAGCTTACCCCAAGGGATAAGCCGGTACACTGCCCAGGAGTTTGCCTTGTTCTCGTGCTGGGCGCGGACATCAAACGGCGTGTATTTGTTGTAAAAACCACCGTAGACACAATGGCCGAGTTCGTGCGACAGCTTGACCGCCTCGTCCGCTTCGGAGCGGATCTTGGTCGGGTCTAATGCGATGGCGCAGGTGCCGCCAATCGGAACCGAGAAAGCCTCAGCCGTTTGCATTGGGAAGTAGTCCACGTCAATTTGATTCCGCCATGCGTATAGATATAAGCTCGTTCTGCGATCCATAAAATTACCTTTTGCGCTGCTCACGCTTGAAACGTGCGTATGCCTTGATGTCCTCTAACGTAGCATCATCTATGTCAGTCGTGCCGAAAAGCGCAAACTTGATGTCATCATCGTCTACAGTCGGACGGCTGGCAGGTTTTCTTATGTCTGTATTGCCGAGAAGGTAGTCCGTTGATACATCAAAAAATGCGGCTAAAGCAGCGACCGTATCCGTATCTGTCTCTTATACACATCTGACGCTGCCGACGACTTAATAG